GCGTAGTCACCGAGGATGGTGGCCAGCGTGTTCACGAACACCGACTTGCCGTTCGCGCCCGTGCCGTACAGGAAGAACAGTGCGTGCTCCTGCGTCGAGCCGGTCAGCGCGTAGCCGACCATCCGTTGCAGATAAGCCTGAAGTTCCTTGTCGCCGCCGGTGACCTCGTCGATGTACTGCTTCCACGTCGGGCAATCGCCGCTGGGCGTGGCCGTGGTGATCTTGGTCATCCGGTCGGCACGCTCGTGCGGGCGCATCCGGCCTGTCTTGAGATCAACCACGCCACCGGGGGTGTTGAGCAGCCACGGATCGGCGTCCCACTCGTCGGTGGTGGCCGCGTGCCTGCGGTCGGCGCGCGCCAACCGTTCCACGCCACCGACCGTGCTGGCGCTGGCGAGCTTCGCGGCGACTTTGGGGTTGTCGGCGCGCACGGCGGTCTGGCGACAGACGCTGCGGATCAGATCGGTAGCGGCGAGCGTTTCCTCGGTGCGCCAGCGTTGCCCGTCCCACACCAGCCAGCGGCCCCAGGCTGCCACGTAGCGCCAGTCGCGGTGATAGCGGCGGGTGAAAGACAGCGCCAGCGCATCCTCGGTGCCCCAAACGGATTCGTCGCTGCTGACCACCGGATCGATGTCGTCAGCAACGTCGTGCATCTGCAGGCGTGGGCCGTGGGTGAGGAAGGTGGCGACATCGAAACCCTCGGCGATGGCGTCGGCCGCATCCCAGCCCTCAGCAGCTTCCTCGGGCGGATACAGGATGTGGCATGACTTCGCGCCCGCCGACAGAATGGCCTGCGCCGCCAGCGTCGCGTACTCCCAGCCCGGCTTGTCGCGGTCGGGCCAGATCAGCACGGCCTTGCCGGACGAGCGGCGACCAGTCGGTTTTGTCCACNGGGNCATTCGCGCCGTGCATCGCCGTGGTGGCGACGATGCCCACGTCGATCAATGCCTGCGCGCATTTCTCGCCTTCGACCAGCACCGCCTGCGCGGCGCTGGCCATCCCCGGCTGGTTGTAGAGCGGGCGCGGGTCGGGCGGTGTCATCTTGCGGCGCTTGGCGTCCCAAGGGCGGAACTGCTTCTTCTGCCCCGGTGGGTCGTAGCGGTAGACGACGGCGATCAGATGGCCTGCCTCGTCGAGGTAGTCCCACTTGGCGGTGGCGGGGCCGAGTTCGTCGACGGGTGCATCCTTCTTGCTGGCCTTGCGCACAGGCTTTTCTCTGGCACGACCGAGCAGATCGGCGGCTGCGTCGAGCACGCGCGGGAAATCGTGCAGCACGCCGATGCCGAGGTGTGCGGCGATCAGCGCGAAGATGTCGCCACCGTCGCCCGTGGCACGATCCGTCCACAGGCCCGCTTTCTCGCCATCGAGCACGATCTCCAGGCTGTCGCCCGGGCTGCCGAGCACGTCGCCAATGAGGAACTTGCCACCACGCTTGCGGCCTGCCGGGAGCAACGCGGCCAGAACGGATTCCACCCGCGCCAGCAGTTCAGCGCGAATCGCTTCGCGTTCGGCGTCGAGATCACGAGGAACAGGAGGCGGTGTGTCGTTGAAATCAAGCATCCGCAGACTCCCCGCCGGAGGGCTGCTGCGCGACGATCCACGCTTCCAGTTCGTTGGGCTTGAAGCGAACGAGCTTGCCGACGCGGTAATGCGGAATGCGGCGCTGCTGGCGTTCCTTGGCTTGGGAGAACCAGTAGGTCGGCAGGTTGAACATCAGCGCCGCTTGGCGCGAGTCGATCAGTTGTTCGCCAAGCAACTGGCTCATTGGAGAATGGCTCATGCTGTTTTCCTCCAGCAGCGTTCTTGCCACGCACACATGCGGCATTCGAAGTGAGTGGGGTCTTGAAAGCTGCGCGGCAGCAGTTCACCGGCCTCGGTCGCGGAGATGACCTTCACCGCCCGATCCGTCATCCGCTGTGCCAGCGCGCCATCGAAGGGCACCAGCTCGACGTAGATGTCCATCGAGTCGGCGTTGATCGCGGTGAACAGCGCCGGGTGCTCGTGCAGTTGCAGGTGGGCCTGATAGAGCGCCACCTGCGCGGCGTACACCGGCTTGGCGACAGCGAGGCCTTTGGCTTCCAGTTCACGCCACGATTTCGCGCCGAGGCACTTGTTTTCCCACAGCGCGGGATAGCCAAAGCCGTCAGGCCCGCCGACGATCACGCCATCGACGTGACCGCGCAGGCGACCGTGCGCGTCGGAGAAGCCGAACTGACCGCCGTCGGGTTTCTGCGTGCGCAGATCGAAACCCGCGTCGCACAGCCACGCCACCATGCAGTCCTCCATGACATGGCCACGCTCGAAGATGCGCAGCATCCGGCCTTGGGTGTCGCGCCCGTGGTCGACCGGCGCTTTGGCGTACTCGAACTGCAGCGCACGCTCGCAGGCCACGCCCAGACGCGACGCGCCGAGATAGTCGCGTGCGGCCTGCTGCCCACGAACGTGCTGCATGCCGATGTCGATCAGCGTCGTGACACGATCAGATAGGCTTGAAGATGAATTGAAATCCAGCATCGCTGCCTCCTCAGAATGGAATGTCATCGTTGAAATCCGCGAACGGATTCGCCGCATCGGGAGCCAACGGGTCGGGTGTTGGCGGCATGCCGCGCACGGGTGGGAACTTGGTTTTTTCGTGGTGCGCGACCATCGCCTCCGACCAGCAGGTGACGATGGCGTCGATAACGCGCAGCGCTTCCGCTTCGGAGTAGTCGCCGAGCGGTTTGCCGAAGCCGATCTCGCCCGCCGCCTCTCCGAAGGCCTTAAGGCACTGGCGCATCGCGGCCAGTTCGACATCAGACGGATCGATCATGGCGACCTCCGTCCGGTCGATGCGACCGTCCTTGGCGCGCTGCCAGTTGCCGTACAGCGCGTGAAACGCGTCCTGACAGCGGCGCGAGCAGAACACCCAGTCGAGTACGTAGCGACGCGGATCGGCGGTCTTGAAGCGACCATCCGTGTGGCCGTAGCCGCGTGCCTGTCGTTTGCAGACCCAGCATTTCATCGGCCTCCCTCACTGCGCCCACGACGGTTTTCCCGTCACGGGTGCGCGTTGCGCAGCCGGTGCCTGATACGTAGATGCGGGCGCTGCCTGCGCCGGAGCGCCGGACGTGCCGCCGCCCGAGGTCTTGGGCGGCACACCCATCAACGGGGCGTAGTCGGGGTGATCGGGTTCGACCGCGACCTTGACCACGTTGCGATCCTGGCCCTTACCGTCCTTCTCGATGTCGACGCGGGCGAGGAACTCGATGCCATCCAGCTCATGAAAGCCCTGGATGCGGCGCGCGGCGGCGGCCTGCGGGGAGTTGTCCTGCGGGTGGACATTGCGGGCGCTGTTGAGCGCGGCGCGGATGAAGCTGCGCCCCATCTGGCCCCAGGTCGGGCCCTTCTTGGAGTGCAAGCCGATGTTCGACCACATCTTGCGTTTGGCGTGGTCGCCCGCAGTGACCACGAACTCGGCAGCGAGGTAGATGGAGCCAGTCTCGAAGGACTCGGTGGCATAGCCGCCGCTCCAGCCTTGCGAGGAATCGTCATAGCCACCGGGCTTGATGGTCATGCGCACCGGGACAGTGGTGCCCTTGGGGATCAGATCAAAGCCGGGCTGTTGGGGGTCAGCATCCTGAAAATCGAAATAGTTGGACGACATGGCGATTACTCCTTGGATTCGGTGGTGTTCGGGGTGGCGGCGCTGGTGGGCATGACGGATGTGCCCGCGCACTTGGCGATCAGCGCGCCGAGATGCGGCGGCTCCAGCAGGTCAAGGCGACCGCTGCGGTCTTTGGCCGGGAAGCCGTAGGGATTGAGCGTTTGGGTAACGAAGGCGCGGTAGGCGCTACCGTCCTCGGCCTTGATCTCGGCCAGCGTCACGACCTCATCGACGATGCCGGGCAGCTCCAAGCTGGTCTTGCTGCCTTCGATCTGCGGCACGAACACCTTGCGGTTGTAGTCATCGAGGCGTTCGTCGAGGATCGCCACGAACACCACGTTCTTGCCGCGTGCGTGCTGCAGGTGGGTCAATGCGCTGATCATTTCCTGCCCGAGCAGACCGTAGGCCGCACGCAGATCGGGCTTGCCGGAACGGTCACTGACGGCACCCGGCTGCGTCTTGCACCACGCGAAGCACTGGCGCGACAGCTGCGTGATCGAGTCGAGGAAGAAGGTCTGGTAGCGGCCCAGTTGCGCCGGGTCACCGAACTTCTCGATGACGTGGTCGTAGTGCGCCTGCGAGAACGCGGCCTCCGGCGGCAGCGACTTGTCCGGCCCCGCGAGGAACACGAAGAAGTCGCGGCTCTCCGGCCACGATGCCGGACGGATGGTGTCGCCCGGCCAGTCGGCCACGGCCAGATCACCGGCTTCGATGTCGAGGAACAGCGTGGTGGTGGGATCGAGGTCTTTGAGCCGGGAGGTCTTGCCGATGCCGGACTTGCCGAGCATCAGCAACTTCACTCCCTTGCGCTCGGCCATGCGCTG